CCGATTGGTAGTCGTTGGGATGCCGCAGGATGCGCGACAGCGCCGAATTGCTGACGCGCTCGCGGCCTCCGTCATCATTCAGCCGCCAGTGATCGCCAGGACACATGGCGACCGTCTGCGAGTAGGCCGATATGCAGGCCTCGACCATTGCCGACTGCGCGCCGGCAGGCACCGGCGTATAGCCTTGCTGCCAGAAGTTGTCGGCAACGCCGGCGGGGAGCCACCCGCCGGTGATCGGCAAATAGTACGGGCCAGCTCGGTAATCGCCTTCGCTCTTACCAATGAGCCGGCCCGCAACGCGCGACAAAAAACCGCCCACGCTCATGCGGGGTTCGATGTCCTGGTCGCATAACCGCCCTTGGCCGCAGGCTTGGCTTCGGATTGCTTGGCTTCCTTCGCCTGCGCCGAAGTCGGATCAGGCCCGCTGCCGTCATCCTCGTGTTCCGCCACATGCACACCGGATGCGGCCAGATCATTTTCCTCCTGCGTAGGCGTTGGCTTCACTTCGCCCGCCGCCTTGGCGCCTTCTTTGCTCGCCTTTTCGCGCGCGGCGCGCTCGTCGGCAAGTTTCTTCCTGGTGTCGTCGGCGTGCTTTTTCACCGCCTCGGTTTGCTGCTTGGCAGCCTGGTCGGCTGTTTGCTCGGTCATGGGACTTTCTCCTGGGGGCATTAGGGGGAATTAGCGGGAGATGCGTAGGGCGAGCCGGCGCCGAGGCGCCGGCCCGTATCAGATCACCAGGTCACGCCGGCGGCCCAGGCCACGACGCCAGGGCGGCGCAATGTCCAGTTGATCGGCATGATGAGGCGCAGCGCCATCGAGTCGGTTTGGAACATCGACTTGGCCGGATAGGCAGCAACGGGCGGCGTGCCAGCAGTGCTGATATCGGTCGGCGCGGTATCTTCCATGTGCAGGGTCGCCTGGTCCGAAATCTCGAACCGCGGCCCTTCACCGGTGACGCTGACAAAGTCGGCAGCATCGCAAACGATCACCGTGCCGAGTGGCACGGTCCCTGAGTCGATCACCGGCCAGCCGCCGAGGCGGCCCATGCCGATTTCCTCGCGGAATGGGAACACGCCCGCACCAGGAGCGGCCACCAGGCCGATCGAATTCACCTGCTGCGGATTCATCAACCACACCGGATTTCGGACGTTGCCGAGCGTGCCAGTGAGCAGCGCGCCGGTGAGCTGCTTGATATCACCGACCAGGGCGGCAAAGCCGCCGCCGGCGGTCGGGGTCAGGCCGGCTACACCGTTGAGAATGCCGGCGGGCCGAATGACGGTCGCCGGGTTCGTGTCGATCAGGACGCTGTCGAGCGCAATCGCCGTATCGGTCTGGATGGCATCACGCAGCAAGCCCTCGATCGCCGGGATCGAATGCTCGTCGATCTCCCGCGTCCAGGTGGTGATGACCGCCATCTTCTTCGGCAGCAAGCTCTGCGACGTGAAGGCACCCTGACGAACCGGGATCGGTAAACCTTCACCGACAAACGAGCCCGCAATCGTCGGCGTGCGCGACCTGGTCGGGATGATGATCTTGCCGTTGCGCCCAAAGCTGAGGTTGAGCCCCAGCGCCGAGAAGCGAGGATAGATCGACTTCGGATAGAGCGTCGCCATGAAGTCGACGACGATCTGCTGCACCAGCTCGGCAGCCCAGCCGACCACCGTAGTCATGGCCGGTGCACTGGCCGCCTTCATTTGCCAATCGAGCACCGCCCGCGTTGGCTCGTCATCGCCATAGACCATGCGGCGAATATCGTCGACCGGTTTGCGATCACGATGTGCCACCACCTGGATGGCGCCCGCCCGGCACAAGAGATCGAGCGGCGACAGCTTCTTGGCTGCGACGTTGAACGGTCGCGGCGGATTGACCAGGGCCGTCGACCCATTGGCCTTGGCAGCATGCGTCGGCATGATTGAGCGACCGCCGGCATCGCTGCTCATAGCGAGCGAGCGCTCGGAGTCGCGCAGCGCGCCGAGGATCTTCTCGTCGTGCGCGATTTCGGCGTTGGCTTTGCCGATGGTATCCAACCGGTCATCGGTATAGTCGCCGTCGCCAATTTCAGAATGCAAAGCCGCGAGCTTGTCCTTTTTCTCAAGCAATCGCTTCTCCGCATCGGTAATGCGTTGAGCTAACGACATCGTCGTGCCCTTTCGGTTTTCAGCTTTACGATCGGCATGCCCGCCGGTGAGCCCGCGCCGCTGCATCTCGTTTCGTCTGCCATGCCCGGCAAAAACGAGTTGCTGCGTTTCGGGTGAAATCTTGAGTGACTTGGCAACGGCCAGCGCGTTCGGGTTGGCCGGCACCGACACAAGCGAAGTCTCTACGAGCTCCTGCTTGATGAATTTGAATGGGCCCCAAAACTCGTCGGCCTTCTCGTCGATCGGCGCGCGCTCGAGCGGGCGGAAACCGACCGACACCGCGCGCAGGATCCCCGCCTCGATCAGCCGGCGAATTTCGTCGATGCGCTCGGAGGTGCCCGCCGGCGCCAACTCGAGGTGGCCGCGCAGCTGCTTATTCTCAACGCGCAAATTGGCCCATTTGCCGATTGGAAAATCCGAGCGGTGGCCGAACAGCGCGATCGGGTTTTTCTTAAAGTTTTCGAGCTGCCAGCCGTCCGACAGGATGACGTCATCCATGCGGTCGGTCGTCTCATCCGACATCACAAATTCCATGCCGGCGACGGCAGCGGCGTGCGTCTTGTGCACGATGCCTTTGGCAGCGCGCTCGTCCCACATTATCTGACAGGCATCGTCGTCGAGCTCGTCGGTGCAACGGTCCATGAAATCTTCGTAGGACTCGTCATCATCCGGCGGTTCGACTTGGCGCGCGTGCTTCATGGGTTTTCCTTTCAGCAACAATCACCGATGCCCGACAGCCACACGCCGAGCACCACGCAAGCTGCAACCGCGAGCGCGATGAGCAGCACGGATTGATTGAGCGACATCACCGCCGGCGCGGCTGCGCCTGGCACTCGCTGCGATAGATCGCGGGGATCAAAAAGTTTCCCGTTTGCGGCTGCGCCTCAAAGCCGGCGCCGCCCATGCCGAGCACGTCGCCGCGGCAGTCGGTGCGGCGCGCCAGGTCATAGAACAGCGCGAGCGGCGGAATGATTGCGACCGGCAACGCCGCCGGCTGGGTGGCGACCACCGGCGGACGTTTGTGGATGACGACATGGGTGCGATGGCGCGCCAGGGCGCCACCACCCGGCAGCGCCAGGACGGCCACCAGGAGCAGACAGGCCAGGTTCCGCATTTCGGGATCTCCCAAAGAAAAGCCCCGGCCAGGCGGCCAGGGCTGCGTACTTTTATTGCTCTAGGCCCAGGGGGCCTCATTTAGTTGCTCAAAGGCCGCCAACTACGAAATTGACTGATAGGCCCCGCGGGCCTATGTGTACGGGCATGGAAACAAGAGCAACCACGGTGATCGAAACGGCGGCGGACTTCACGCCAGCCGGAAAGCGCACCGCCCGCATCATCAAGACGCGCGGGCAGCTCGGAACAGGCCGGCAACTCCGCTGGTACGTCGCCGGCAAGATTTACAACCGGCTCTCGCCCTCCACCGAAAACATCCAACTCACCCGCGAATGGATCGCGGCCAACTAAAGAAAGAAAAACAAAATGGAAGTCAGCACCACCGAGTACGAATTCTCCCACGGCAAAAAGCCCCGCGGGATCGGCCAATGGGCCTTCTTTTTCGACGGCGAGTCCGAGCCCTTCTGGCACACCGGCTCCTACGCCGAGGCTAAAAAGATGGCGATCAAATACGCGGTCGCCAAAGGCCACGCCCGCATCAAGGTCGGCTCATGATGATCACAATCGACACCAGGAACTACCGCGCGCAAGTCGGCCAGGAGCCCAAGGGCCGCCAACTCGGCGGGTGGAATTTCAAAATCCGAGGGCAGTATTATTGGTCGGCAAAAAGCGAATTCGCAAAGGCGGTCACCGAGGCAAAACGTCAGGCCCGCAAATCAAAAACAAGCCGCATAGAGGTAATCGAATGACCATGCCAGATTTCACCAGCACCCGCGAAAACCTCGTCAACGCCGTTGGCGAGATCGTCGCCAACGCCACGCCCGAGCTGCAGGCCAAGGTTGCCGAGGCGCTCGAGGCCTTCGCTAAAATCCGCGGGCGCGAGCGATACGAGCGCCTGGTCGAGCACCAGCCCTTATTCGGCCAGCTC